CGTATTACCACCTGTCGTATTACCACCTGTCGTATTACCACCTATGGTGCTAGTATTGCCTATGTAAGTTCCGTCTTTATCAAAATATTGACTAAAATCTATACCACTAAGATCTCCATAATTAAAGTATCCACCAGGATATCTTCTTTCAACTTGTCCGCCATTGGCATATGAATTTTCTATTCTTCCGCCATCATAAGCAAAGTTATCAAATTTATTATATTGATTATTACCGCCTACGCTAAATGGTGATTGTGTTCCACCTGGTGTGTTTCTAGATGTGTATACTGATCCACCCATACCTGGTGCACTTGGTGTATAGTTATCTAGTATTTCATTTTTTTTGTCTATTCTTGCTTGTGATGCCATTGCATTACTTTTTTCAAAATCATCTATATCTTGCTTTACAGCAAGACCACCTGCACCTGAAGCAAAAGGAACTATATTTTTCATATCTGTTGCGGCAGTAGCAAAATTTCCAAGATCAAAATTTTGAAATGGTGATTGACGTGCCACATCTGCTGCAGATGTAATATTATTATTAAAGAATTGTGTAGGATTTTGCCCTGCAACATTTTGAGCTAAAAATTCAGGACTATACTTGCCAAGTTCAGTAATAGTTTTAGCACCCTCTGTACCGCCTGAAAGTATACTTGTTAAATCTCCAGTAGAGGCATCAAGACCTAATCTAGTGGCTTCTTCTCCTGCTCCTGTTAAAGCTGCGGCATCACCAAACATATTAGCACCTGCAAATGTCATAAGTCCAGTCATCATACCTTCTTCTATACTACCTGATTCTAAAGTTGATGCTGTACCTGCACCTAAACCAGCAAGACCTGCTGTTCCTAAAGTAGCTCCAAGGGCAGTGCCTCCAAATAACATGGGAGCTAAAGCTCCTCCAATTATAGGTGCTAAAGCAGGTAAAAATGCTTCAGGATACCCTGTATCAGGGTTTACTGTTAATGGTGCTACATTAGAAAGAGCTTGAACTTCAGAAGGATTAACATGCATAAGTGTTGTATCACCATAACGACCTCTACTTGCTACTTGATCTGCTATTCCTTTGTAAGGTAATTTGTTATTCATTATGTTGTCTCTACTCCAAATAAATTAAAACTTAATGTTCCATTTGTTGCATATACCTCAATAACATCAGATTCACTTAATGTGATGCCGATGACTGCGGCTAATGTATCTTGTGCACTTACACTTTTGTTATAATATATAAATTGTTTGCTGTCGTCACCAGCATTCTTTACTTTTATTCTAACTCTGAATGTATCTGCTGTACTTCCATGTTGATTACAAACTACTAAAGAACTTATTGTTGTTTGTGCAGGATACTTTGTATCAACTCCTGTACCTTCTCTTCTAGGAACTGTATACAGCATTGTAGCTGTTGCTGAAGAAGGTTTTAATTGTGCCAATACTTTAAATGTATCTGCCATTTAAGCTGTCCATTTTGGTGCACCAAGCAGTAGAAGTTGCATTCTTCTCACACTTTTGGCACTTGTTGTTGTATTTACTTTTTCTACTTCATCTACTTTTGTACTTATTTCATTTATAAAATTAGTAATTTGTTCACGAAATAAATTTTCATCTATAGAATTATATTCTTTTTGTGCAGGTCTTAAAGGTTGTCTAGCCATTATCTTCTCCCATCAGGATAAACATTCATTCTTATACCAAATAATCTAAAACTAGAGTCTTGATCTACATGCTTATATTTTAAAATAGTGGCTCTGCCTCTAGCCCTTAAATCAGTTTTTGTAGTAGATGAGGTAACAGTATTACTAGATGATAAAGCAGGTGATTCGGATGGATAATTTCTAATATATACTTCGTTATTTAAAGTTGAGATATTACCTGTTAATTCTACGTCATTTATTACAGATGATACTGCAACAAAGTCTTGTCCATCTCCTATAGATATGTCACCACTTTCTAAATGAGATGTAAAAGCATTTCCTGTAGCATCCGCAGATAAACTATTAGACCTATCGCCATCATCTTGCCTTACTAAGAAACTATTGATACTGTTAGATTGTTGCCCTAATAACATATAATCTTCTTCGTATGCTGTAGCACCTGCTGAACGCCACATATTATTAAGAGTCCATGTATTTTCTACATAGTTGTAAATTACACACCTTGTTGGATCACTAGAATTTGCTGAAGAAACAAGGTCTGAATTTGCTGTTCCACTGCCTGCATATAAAGTATTCATTTCATTACTAGGATAAAACCACCATACTTCATTGTATCTAGGATTAGCTACAGCGAAGACTTTTTGTTGTTCACTAATATCTAAGTCATCAAAGATATAATCTTCTACAGGGCAAGATATGGGCTCTATAGCACCTGAATATTTATAAAATCCTCTTTCTCCCATAAAGTATGTGTTAGCACCTGCATTAGCACAAGCCTTTGGAGATATCATAGTTATTCCATCTTGAACTTCGTCAAATGAAAAAACTAAATCGCCACCAATAAATTTCATAGAATAAAGAGATGTATCAGTCCATATCAGTATTTCTTGTCTTGCTGATAAAGCACCTATTATTTCTGAACCACTACTTAAATCAACACCACCTGCTGAGTTAGTAGCACGAGGTGTCCAATCCATAGCATTCTGTGTTGCTGACCATCTAATATGCATAGGGTTAATTGTATCTTGTAAATAAGGATTACATCCAAAAGATATACAATGACCATCTTGATCACTAGTCATAACTTGCGAAGAAAAAAAAGGAGCATTAGATTCATATTGTTTTATTGCATCGCCTGAATTATGTGCCTTTGCAATAGTGTTATTTTTACCTCTTACACATCCTGTAAGTTGAGTCGCTGTAGAATTAGCATAATAAATAACTTCATCGCCAACGATAACATATCCATTATCTTGATAAAAACCTGCTGTTGATACAACAGTAATTGTCGTAGCTGTACGAGTTAAAGCACCATTCAATGTAGTAGAGGCAATATCTAAAGAAGAAATAGGAGGTGTTGTCTGTGATTGCGTTGAAATTAATCTTGCTCTTTGACTTGTTCCTGCTGATTTATCCCAATAGTAAATAGGACCTCCTCTAGGATTCATAAGAAGATCGTCACCAAAATTATCTTCTGACCATAATCTTAGTTGATTTTTATAATCAAGAGAACCAACACTACCCCATGCAACATTTTCTATTGTACCTCCCCAATCACTTGCACCCCATCCTGTACCCTGAACAAAACTGTTAGAACCAACAGCTAAATAAGCACTTACGGATACACTAGCTCCTCCACCACTTGTACTAGCATTAGCTGTAGAACTTGATAATGTAAATGTTGTTGTAGTAGGAACTGACAAAACCTCTCTAGTATCGTATGTGTCAGAAGCAACAGCATTATATGTTGTTAAATCTATACTTCCTATAGTTCCTGTCAAACCTGATATTCTTACTAAATCACCTGATTTTAATCCATGTGGATCAGTGCAAGTAAATGTTATAAATTGATTTCCTGATACACAAGCCACAGGATTGTTTCCTAAAACAAGTGCTGTTACAGGAGTTATATCTGAAGGTAAAGTTCCTTCTATTATATTATAGTTTGATCTAGTTCCTACACCTGTATACCTTGTATTGTTACTAGCTCTATAAAGAAATATAGACCTGATATTATTAGTTGAAGCAGGATCTGTTGAAGGAGATGAAGATGTTGTTGGAAGACTTACCCAAGAAGTCCACCCTCCTAGTTTTTGCGGAACTCCATTAAAGAATCTAATAAGGTTAGCATCATACCATTGACCTTTAGCAGTGTACTGACTACCTACTTTATTTAATCCTGCTGGCGGTGTTAAGTCTTGATAAGGCATTATTTACCTATCCTTTTCATTGCACGATTCCCAAACCAAAATGCAATCACGCAAGAAAAGAGCCCTTGCGTTTCAACATCCCATGCATTAACAACTCCTCTTAAAGGATTATCACCATTCTGTACGGATATAACAACTTCTGTAATTTTAACAAAAGCAAACAAACCAAATAACAAGTAAGTGATTACAGGTCTTACAGAAGCCTGTAGTGAAGAAATAAAATTAGATTTATTGCTTTTACTTAATTGTTGATCGTGTTGATAAATAGATTTTGATTCTTCTATATCTGCTTGGGCATCTAACTCTTTAATTTTATACTTGGACATTTGCTCTGCATACTTAGCTTTAGCTTCGAGCATTAATAAGTCTTGTTTAAATTTAGCTTTCTTCTCGAAGAACCCTAATACTGAAGGCATAAAAGAAGTGCCGAATCCAAGTAAAGAGCCCAGCAATGATATCATAATTAGTCCTCAATTTTAAAAGTAAGATAAATGGTGTACCCTACTAAGCCTAAGGATATCAAAAGAAAGATAACGCTATCTATTGAGAATGCTATTAATAAAGAGATATAAGAAACTATTCCTATAAATATTGGTGATTTCAAACCTTCTACTAATGTATTAAAGTTTGATTTTATTGATCCTATTATTTTATTTAAAATATCCATTTTCTTCTCCTATATTACTAAACTTGTTACAACAACTATTGTTCCACTAATAACTGAAAACAAAGTTGCTATGATAAAATACTCTAATCTTTTTACTCTGTGCAATGTTTCTTCTGATGTTTTTTCACAAGCTGTTACATGATCTATTAACTGTTGTTCCATTACCGCCAACTTTTTATCCACTTCTGCAACAGTTGTTTTTGCCATTTAAAAATCCTATTAATATGTGTTTGCCATTACACAGTAATGACCTGATGAAACATTAGATGGTGTTGTAAATTTTAAACCACCAAATTGTGACCATGGAGAACTGTTAGCTGCACCCATAGTAAAATTAACTATTTTTGAATTATCTATATTTTGTCCTGATCTAGAGATTAATTTTCCTTCTCCATAATAAGGATTTCCTGCTCCTGATTGATAAGATGTATCTCTCCAAAGATTAATATCCCACCATATATCTATTTGATTATTGCTTCCTGGTGCACACAAAGGTAAAGTCCATGAAGTAGCTAGTGCATTCGCAGTAATAGAAGCATCGTTTGTAAAACTACTAAATGTATTAGAAACATCTATTTGATAACCTGAAGAATAAAAACTTCCTACTCCTGTAGCACCACCAGTTGTTATAGGTTGTATATTAATATTTCCTGATGCATTAGCTGTTATTTGCATAGAACCTTTAAAATTATAAGTTGAGTATGTTGTTGTTGCATAAAAATTATTAATTGTAGTTCCTGTTGTAACAGCTCCGCCTGCTACTTTTCTATAAATAGAATTATCTAAGCCAACAACTACGTTTCCTGAAGTAGGACTAGCGGTAATTTGATTTGATGCTCCTGTAACTTGAACAACACCTGGCGAAGCTGATTCAGATTGTTTCATTACACCTGAACCTGTTGAATATAAAAGAGCGTCTTTACCTGAAGCTATAGTAATTCCTACATCACCATTAGACATTTTTATTATAAGGCTTTTAGCTGTTGAATTTTTTATTAACCACATTTTTTTAATTGTAGATGGTTGTAAGACTATATTTCTGATAGCTGTAAGAACACCTCCTGTATCAGTAAATTCTAAAATTTGTTCACGACCACTTGGCGAACCTGAAGAACCTGTAGTAGCATTTCCTACTGTTATTGTTATATTTGCATCAGATGTAAAATTTTTAAAATTATATTGAAATGTTTCATCAACAATATCTAAATTAGTATTAGTGCTTGTACCCCATGTGCCTGCCTCATCACCTTGAGTTATTAATTTTAGCCCTATATTACTGAATGTAGCCATTTATTTCTCCAATTAAATATTCCTCAAAGAATATTTATGCTGCTATTTCAACCCAATTTGGGTTTTGATTTGTATCAATTTCACTCCAAACTAACACATTTGTTGTAGTTAATGAAGCAGAAACTCCTGTGACTGTTGCAACTGCACTTAAAGATATGCTTACAGTTCCTATAGCACCTGTTGCTTGAACTCCTGTAGTTAAAGCATTAATAGAAATAGATGGTATTGCATTTCCAACTGCACCTGTAGATTTAATCTCAACATTTGCTTCTATGCTAACAGCGAATCCCATTCCACTATGAATATTACATTTTACATACAAGGTTGATGGAGTGTTATCACTTATAACAATTTGAGTATAAGCTCCTGTCTGACCTGGCGTTCCTACTACTGTAACTCCGTCAGTATAATTTGAACCATCTTGTGTCGTACTAAATCTTAATGGATGACCTGCATTACTTGAGTCTGCTTGATCAAATATGTAGGTAAATCCTGAATGCAATGCAGTAGGCATTATTTGTTGGAAATCATTTACAAAGTATTTATTACCGCTACCAGTGCTTTGTACTGTAATTGTAAAGGTTTCATTGCCACGAGCTTTAGCATAAACAAAACCTGCCACGCCAATAACTTGACCTAAAACTCCTGTCGCTTGAACGCCTGTAGGTATAACTAATTCAGAAGATGTAACACCTGCATTGCCAATAGCACCTGTAGCTTGAACACCTGTAACTGCTTCCTCAACATTATTAATTACGCTAGATTGTGCGTATGATGCTTCAGAATATGTTGTGAAACCAAGTGCCATTTAATCTATATTTCTCCTAATACAGATAATTTACACTACTCTACAGTATATTGTCCATTCTCTGATTCAATTAATTTTTTAATTTGTGTTCCCAATTCTTTAGAATCAACAGATTGTAATGCATCTATAAAATTACCTTCTTTACCTATTATAGTAAAGTCTACTTGATATTTATGTTCTATTTTTTGAGAGTGAACATCGTTCATTCTTTCATCTACATTTTCAGTCATATTAGTCTTCTAAGGGATTTTTAGGAAATACTATATTTGTAGGATCACTATCTGTAGATGGTAAATCTCTTAACTGTTTTCTGTAGTTTGTGATATCAGCTTTTAATTCATCACTTAAAGCACTATCAGGAAGGACTGCCCAATCTGTTTCAGATAATTTTTGATTTCTTTCCATTCTAATCATTTGAAATGCTTCTTTATCCCAATTAGCAAGCATATCTCTAACGCTTTGTTTTTGTTCTTCCCATTCAACATCACTAATTTCTATATCTATTCTTTGACCATAAGTTTCTGAAGATTCATCAGAATCCCTAACATTTCTTAAAGGTCTTACAGTCCATATGTTATAGTCTTCTTCTGTAGGTCTTACTAGTTCTGACATTTTTTTTAACTCCTAATTTTTAAAACTTATACTATTTAATTGTAAGAATCAACAATAAATTGAGGTGTTTCAGGTAACTCAACAAATGCTATTTCTTCTTGTGTTTGATTTTTTATATTATCAAATATATCTCTTAACTCTTCTCTATAAGCAATAGCTTCTTCTTTCTGTTCTTCTGTAATTCTAACATCAGAAACAGCAGTCCAATCTGATCTTTTTAAAAGATCAACTACCAATACAGAAAAATTATCTCTAAAACTTTTTAGTGATTCTTCTTTTCTTTTATCTTCAGCTTCTTGAGTAATGTTTACTTCAATTTCACCTTGATCGTTAGTCCAAATTTTTTCAATAGGCATTTTAAGATGTTCCTAATTGTGGTTGAGAATACTTAAATATTTTACAAGCTGCATAATTACCAAATCCATTTCCATTACTAAAAGATAATTTAAAACCATCTATTCCTACAGAACTTGAATAATAGCTTGTCCAATTATTTCCTGTTTTACTTGCTTGTAAAACACCAGAACCAATATATTTACCAGCTACTCTATAGTTATATCCATGACTTGGATGATAATAACCTGATGCTTTAGTATAATCCCAAGTTAACATTGCAGGTGCATCAGTTCCTCCTCCATCAGGAATAAACACATCAATCCATCCCCAAGCACCTAGACCAGGCAAAGGAGTTCCAAAAGCTGAATAATTACTAGTGTTATCTGCTTTACTTGTCCAACTAGTAAAATAACCACCTAACTCAAATTGAGAAGAATTTCTTTGTCCACTATCAGTAGTGCCATAAGCATCTAATTGATAAAATCTATAATTACAAGCAGAACCTATTTGGTCTTGATTTACAACACTACCGCCTTTTGTAAAATGAAAATATAAAGATGTACTTCCTGTATTATAAATAGGAGCTAAACCATTTATATAAATTCTATAATTATTTCCTCTCGTAAATACATTATTAAATTGTATATTAGAACCTACTCCTGTTCCTTGAAATTTAGTTCCATTAGCAACTTCTTCAAATCCATTTGCAGAACTTACGCCACCCCATGATAAAGTTCCACTTCCGTTTGTTTTTAAAAAATCATCAGCAGTACCATCGGCAGGCGGCCAGGTATATGTTGTATTTCTTGATTTAATTTTAACGTCTTTTGTAGCGGCAGAAGATAAAGTTAAATCGTTATCATCAGATTTTATTTCATTAGTCATTAATTAACCACATCATTTTTAAACCAAGCCCACAAAGTAACAACTCCATCTTGAAAGTTATAAGAACTATTACCATTTTGTATTTTAAATCCCATGGTATGTTGATCTGTTGAGTTATGAAAAGGGTATGAAAAATTTGATCCGTTGTTTGTGTAATTACTATTGTTATGTGAAATATTAGTATATCTAGCACATTCAGAACCAGTTCTACTAGCACTTACTCCTGCATTAAAATCATGCGACCAAGAAGGTGTAGAATATGCATTCCAAAAATCTACTGTTCCTGTAACACCTATATTAGAGGCTTGTCCTTGAGCTAAGGTTTGTTTTACACTAGCGCTATCTCCTGAGTTTATAGCTTGACTACCAGAGCTTCCAACTCCTACATTAATACCTGAAGAACTAGGAGTTAAAACTCCATCATTAGCAAGGAAACCACCATTACTTTGATAACTACCAAAATTATTACGCATTCCACCTGAATAATATCTTGGATTATTTGTTGTATTTCTTGAAGTAGCAGTTCCTGCTTGATTAAAAAAATCATAGTAGCATTCATAAGTTTGAGTAGCTGAATTATCAGATAAACCATAAAAATTTAATCTTAAAGCTAAAACATTACTAGATGTACTAGTATATGAAGTGGGAACTGTTAAGGTAAAATTAGAAGCAGGTGTATCTGTTAAAGGACAATATTTATCACAAAATCTCCATCCTGTTTCTGTTGAATTAGCAGGGTTTGTTAGAGGACCACCTGCTTCTGAAGCAAATGTGGTTGTACCAGTGCTACTATCTGTTTGAAGTAACTGATTGGCAGTTCCATCTGCATTTGGCATTGTGTATGTTACTGAGCTTCCGTCAGCACTTTTAAAAGCATTGTCAAGAGTTCTAAAACCTAAATTAGTTGAACCATCTGTTTTTAAAAATTGTCCTGCTGTTCCATCTGTCGATGGTAATTGAAAACTTGTTGTACTGTTTTGAGATTGTACTTTTTTTACTACTATTTTTCCCATTAGCTAACTACTCCATTTTTAAATACTGCGTATAATTCAATCATACCATCTACATAGGTTCTACCTGCACTGTTAGAAAAATTAAATCCCATAGGATTATTTCCATCTGTCCAATTTCTATCGTAATATCTTGTTGATTGTTTAAGATTCATAGAAGGATAATCAGTTCCTGAACCAGGTATTCTATTTTGATACCTTAAATCACTAGTAACTAAACCATGACGTTTGCCATTATATATATCTATTTGTCCAATCATTCCTTCAGATCCTGAATTATTATATACATCTGATGAATTATTAGCTGTAGCACTTTCAAAAGCAGGTGTATCTAAAAGGTTATAAGCATTTGGATAATACGCTGTTTGATTCCCTGTTAGTTCCATACCAGGACTTGGATTAGTACTCCAATTACCTTGAGATTGACTATTATATCTAGACCACCAACCACAAGTATAATGACTACTACCATTTTGATAATTCATTACAGTGCCGGCTTGATTAGTAGGTTTAATTCTAAGTGCAGTGTAAGCATCACCACCAGCACTACCTCTTTGAAATCTGAGACCACGAATAATTAATCTGTAAGCCATTACATTTTCCATATTAGTAGTATACTGAGTTGGAACTGTTAAGGTAACTTGGTTAGGTGATCCATCAGTATACCTTTCGTATCTGTCACAAAGTCTCCATCCTTGTTGAGCACCATCTTTAGTTGTAAAAGGTGTAGGTGGAGAAAGATAACTAATATTGCTAGATGCACCATCTGTTGTAAAAATTTTACCTGCTGTATAAGTGTTAGGAAATTTTATTAAAGTACCATTACCATGCATAGGTTGGACACCACTCGCCCATCCTAAAGTTCCACTTCCGTCTGTAACTGTTGCTATTTGATTTGCACTTCCGTCTGCTGTCCACCATGTTAGTGCAGGTGCAGAACCACCTGTACTATGTTGTAATTGATTTACTACTACTTTTGACATTAAACAACTCCATCTTTAAATATAGCGTATAGTTGAATTACACCTTGTCTCCAATTACCACCATTAGTATAAATTCTTACTCCCATCATACCGCCATCCATATTTTCCATATCTCCGTTAGTAGTTGAACTTGTATAGGCATTAGATGATTTTTGTGGAGCAGGAAATTTATGATATTCCATATTGGATGTACTAGAACCATAAGCTCCTCCTGACCATCCATTCATAGATAAATTTCTTAGCATTGGATATATATCAAATTCACCATTTTGTCCGACAGCATACTGTCCACTACTACCAGTTTCTAATCTGTTATCTTGCTGATTATCACCATAAGTATTGTAAGAAGTTGGAACAGAACAAA